AAGGCCAGCCGGTATTTGGTAGAGGTATGGTATTCCCATACACTCTCGATAAACTTGTGGTCGAAGATTTTACAATACCCGCTCACTGGAATAGAATCTGTGGCATAGATTTTGGGTTTGATCACCCTACAGCTATTGTTTGGGGTGCAATAAACCCAGATAATGGCTGCTTTTACATTACAGACGAGTACAGAGAATCTCGTCAAACAGCAACGCAACACGCTATAGCGATTAGAGCTAGATCAGTTCAGCCACCTATAGCTTGGCCGCACGATGGCAATAGAACATTTGATGGTGGTGATTCAATGGCGGTGCAGTACAGACAGGAAGGTGTAAACTTCTTGCCTGAGCATTTTACTAACCCACCAGACTTGTCGCAAACTAAAGGTGACATAAAGATAGCTCCAGGCATTACAGCTATTTCTCAAGCAATGGAGAAAGGGTTATTTAAAGTATTTCAAAGTTGCCAGTATTGGCAACAAGAGTATGGCTCGTATCACTTTGGAGAGAACGGTAAGATTGTTGATAAGGCAGACGATTTAATGTCAGCAACTCGATACGCATTCCAAAGTCAAAGATGGTCAGCTCCAAGTAAAGATGAATCAAAAAGACAGCGTCCTTGGGAATCTAAGGAATCTAACAGCAATTACAACTGGGTCACATAATGATCACAAACAAAGATTTACTGAGTACTATTAATTCATATGAAGATAATGTTTCTGATCACATGGATAGCGATGCAGCGCAGACTCGTGCTGATTTACTTGATTACTATCTTGGTGAGTCTTACGGCAACGAAAGGGATGGCTACTCAAGCATTGTTACACGAGAGGTCTACCAGACCGTTGAGAATATTAAAGCAGATATAGCGGAGTTATTTGTAGCTGATGATGAGACTGTACGATTTGAACCAGAAGGCCCAGAGGATGTTGAAGCAGCACAGCAAGCTACTGACTGGATTCGCTATGTATTTTATCGCCAAAACGATGGCTTCAGCAATATTATGGATAGTCTTATCGATGGTTTACTACAGCGTCAAGGTGTTATTAAGCGCTGGCGAGCTATGGAAGACTCTACAACCAGGCACTCGTTTGATGACATATCTGCGCAAGCATTCGAGCTACTTGAAGCTGATCCAGAAGTTGAAATCTCTGATTTTGAAGAATACTTAGATAGATTTACAGGTGAGATTACTTACTCTGGCAGTATGCTTCATACAGTAACTAAAAGCTCTACTCGTATTGAAGTTGTGCCGTCTGAAGAGTTTGGCATTGATCGTAACGCTACTACAGTACAAGAAGCTCGATTCGTTCGCCAGCGCAGCCAAAAGACTAAAAGCGATCTGCTTGAGATGGATTTTGATGAGGCTAAAATTGACAAAGCGTCAACTTCTTCTGGTTACAATGAATATGACTCGCCTGAGCGTATTGCTCGTAACTTCGATACAGATGATTACGATGGAGATGAAAACCAGATTGCAAACACTTACGACCTACATGAGATTTATATTCGTATAGACCGTGACGAAGATGGTTACGATGAATTGCTTAAAGTTTGCAAAATTGGTAACACAGTATTAAACGTCGAAGAAGTTGATGAGATTCCTTTTGAAATCTGGACTCCTATCCGTATGCCTCACAAGCTTACAGGTCTTTGCCCAGCGGATGCCGCAGCTCCTATCCAGAAGGTCAAGAGCACACTTTGGCGTAACCAGTTAGATAATCAGTACAACTTAAATAACGGTCGTCCTGTGGTCGTAGAGGGACAGGTAGACCTAGACTCAGTTATGAGTAGCAAGCCTGGAGCACCTTATTTAGTTAAGCATCCTAACGCTATTTCGTTTCCTAACCAGCCTTCGTTTGGCGCTCACACCTACAATATGATGGGTGTTGCTGATCAGATGTTAGAAAAGGATGTAGGCTCTACAGATAACTCTATTAGCCCAGACATTCTTAATGGCAACACAGCAGCGGGTGCAGTTAGCCAAGTATTGTCTAAGCGACAAGCTCGAATTCGCTTGATTGCTCGTGAGTATGGCGAGTTCTTGCGTAAAGTCTTTATGGGTGTTTATGAGTTAGAGATTGCTCATGCAGATGACAAGTCTATCTTTAGATTAAACAATAAGTTTGTAGAGGTTGATCCTCGCACATGGAATGCTCGAAAAGACGTTACAGTTCTAGTTGGCTTAGGTAACGGGTCTAAAACTGAACAATTATTCCATATGCAGCAAACACAACAAGCACAACAAACAATGGTTTCAGCGGGTGGCCTTGGTATCACAGTAATGCCGCAGCAGATTGTACAGTTGCAAGAAGATATGGTAAGACTGTATGATAAGGCAGCATACGGGCGATACTTTACAGATCCTGGCCCAGAGTTTACTGGTCAGCCAGAAGGCCCATCACCAGAGCAGCAAGCGGCTATGCAAGCACAGCAAGTCCAGATGGAAGCTGTTATGGCTCAAATTGAAATTGAGAAGGCTAAGGTCGAGCTTGATAGAGCAGAACTTGAGCTTAAAGAGCAAGAATTTATGCTTGACGTTAAAAAACATGAAGATGATAACGAATTTAAAGTGGCTGAAATAAACCTGGAGGCACGCAGTGAGAGAGCAGTCAAGATTGGTAACTAGCCTACCTAGTGATAAGGCAGAGCTAGATGTAAGAATTCGGGTGGCAAATGCCTCCGCAAGGCTTATAGAAGACGAAGCAATACAGTTTATTTTCCAAGAAATGGAAGATAATTTGTACAAGGCTTTTTCTGGAGCATCAAGACCTGATCAGGTTGAGCATATCTGGAGAGAGGTTAAAGTAGTTAAGGCTTTAAAAGAAAATATGGAGTGGTATGCAAACCAACGAGAAAGTCTCGCGAAGCGAGCAAAGTGAAGAATTCTATATCGTATCTAGTGAATTACTTAACTGGATGCGAGGAATCGCTTTTACTAAATTAACAATGCAAGATGTTGAAGGCAAGGTCGATGAATTATGGGCCTGTCCAACAATTGAGCAATATTTAGAATTGCGTGAAGCAAAGAAACCAAAAATTATAACTTAACAATTGAGGACAACGGGAAACCGATCCTTTGAGGAGATACAAATGTCAGACAATGAGAACAATTCTTCGGAACTCTCTATTAACGAACCCATTACGCAGGATGCTGGATTAGAAGCAATAATGGGCATGATCAATCCTAAAGAAAATTTAGGAGAAATTGAAAATGAACCTGTAGCTGAAGCGGAATCTGAAGAAGAATATTCTGAAGAAGAAGCTGACGAAAACTTGGATCAGCTAGAAGAAGATGAAACCGAAGATAGTGATGAAGGCGGAGAAGAAGAACTCTCTGGTGACATCGAGCTTGAAGACGGTGAATACGAATATTTAGTTAATGCACGCGAATTTCTTGTTGAAAATGGTCTTGATGACATTTCTAAGATTAAGAGCGGCGTTTTGATGCAAGGTGATTACACACGTAAGACTCAGGCGTTGTCTGATGAGCGAAAAGTTTTTGAAACAAAGCGAGCCACATCTCTTGAAGAAACAGCAAAGCTGTTAGAGATTGCAAGCGCAATGGTATACGGTCAGCGACCAACCCATAACACTGAAGAGCTTTTAGCCCTAAAACAGACAGATCCTTATGCTTATGAACAGGCATTAGAAAATCGAGTTCTTTTTGAACAAAGAGAGCAAGAGATTAATGACATAGCACAGCAAGTAAGCGAACAACACACTAGCCAACAACAAGAAAACTTAAAGGCTGAAGCAAAAAACCAAGCTCAATTGTTAGTTCAATTAGAGCCGAGTTTTTCAGACTCAAAAGTTGCTACTGAAAAAGTAGGAGTGATGGGCGAGTACCTCAGCAGTATTGGTGGTGATCCAAAGATGTTGAACACCATAACAGACGCTGTTGTACTAAAAGTGTTGCACGATGCAGCTATGGCAAATAGTTCTAGGAAGCAAGTGGAAGCAACTAAAAAGGCTCCTAAGAAAAAAGTTTCTAAGACTGTTCTAAGAAAAGGCGCGTCAGCGAGTCGAGCACAAAAACAGGCTGCTGCACAATCTAAGAGACTAAAAAGTGCCACACAGAGTGATGGTTCTTTCTCAAGAGATTCTGCGGTAAATTTAATTCTCGATTCTTTTAAATAAATAGGCAACAAATCATGGCTACAATTACATCAACTTCGGCTTACGAGTTAGGCCCACAAAACGCAAAAAACATCCGTGAAGATTTAGGTAACGTAATTTTTAATGTTACTCCTTTCATGACTCCTTTTACTTCTGGCATTGCTCAGACTAAAGCTACTGCTGATAACCATGAGTGGTTAACTGACACTTACGCAGATTCTGTAGATGATAACGCTGCAATCGAAGCAGAAAAGGTTGATTCTTCTGAAGGCTCAGAGCGTACTCGTAAGGGTAACTATGTTCAGATCGCAACTAAAGGCGTTACAGTTACTAAGAAAGCTGAAATGTTTGACCGAGCTGGCGTTCCTGGTAAGGAAATGGCTTATCAGTTAATGAAGAAAGGTAAAGAGCTTCAGATGGACGTAGAGAAGCAAGTTCTCTCTAACCAAATCAAAGTTGTTCCTACTAATGCTGATGCTGGTGTTAGCGCAACAGTTTCTTCTTGGATTCTTGCAAACCAAGTAGTATCTGGCACTGGTGGTGTTAAAAATGATGCATCAACAGGTTTAACTAAGCCTACTCCTGGTACTCCAGAAGCAATGACTCAAGCAAATCTTGATGAATTGTTAGACGGTGTTTGGACTAACTCTGGTGACTTTAGCTCTGCTAAGATCATGGGTTCTGCTGGCACTATCAGCACTCTTCGTAACAATGCTGAAGTTAGCAAAGGCATTTCAACTGATGTAACTACTAACGCTGCTGATGGCGAAATCATCAACCGAGTTGCTGTATATGTTTCTCAGTTTGGCCCTATCGCTGTTGTTCCTAACAAGCATATGCCTGCTGATACTCTATACGTTTTAGACTATAGCACTTGGGGCTTGGCCTTTGCTGGTGGTAAGAAAATTCATACTACTGACATCGCTACTCAAGCATCTGCTGAACAAAAACTTTTAGAGTGTTACTACACTTTAGAAGCTCGTTCTGAAGAAGCTAACGCTGCTTACTACGCAATCAACGCATAGTATAGTAACTAAAGGTGGGGGAGCTTCGGCTCCCTTTTCCTGTATCTAACTATTGGAGAAGATTATGCCAGCAGGTAAAGGAACATACGGAACTAAAGTAGGACGACCACCAAAAAAGAAAAAGAAAAAGAAACAGGTTAAGAAGTAATGAGTACATTTATTGAGAGAGAAACGGAAAACGGTGTACACCAGGATTCTTACTTCACCAATGATGGTGGAGTTTATTCTGAGTTTAAGCAAGACATTACCCAGCTTTTAGAAGACAACAAGAACAAAAGAAACGCTACTAGCGATTGGGTTAAGTTTGATCCAAAACAGAATTACCATCAAGTTTTAGATTTATCTATGACGGATGTAATGAGAATAAAGAAAGAGCATGGAATAGATCTACTTGGCGAAAACGTAGATTATAAATACTTCTTCAAGCTCATTGAAACACACTACCCATACATGAAAACCACCACAGCGAGACTGTAATGGCTTTAACAACAAACGCAGATCTACAGGCAGCAGTTGCCGACTGGTTAAACAGATCAGACCTTAGCGCTCAAATTCCAGACTTCCTAGCGTTAGCACAATTAAAAATAAACCGTCTANTATCAATTGTAGAGCAAGAGATTCTCGCAGAGATTACTCCTGTGTCACAAGCCACAACTTTGCCAGTCGGTACTAAGTTTGTTATTAGCGTATCAGATTCAAGAGGTCGTAATCTTGAGCCTGTATCTATGCAAGAGATCCTAAACTATGAAGCCGTTGGTGGCTCAGTAACTCGATACTCTATATCTGGAGACAAGATCTATTTAGCTCCAACTCCAGCAACAGACAACACAGAAAAGTATAGAATCTTATACAGTGCAGACCGAGATTTAAACGGTGGCGATAATGGCCCTGTATTACTACAAGATATTTATTTAAACGCAGCTCTTCAGGAAGCTTACATCTATCTTAAAGATGATGGTCGAGTAAACTATTTTAAACAGATGGTTGACGAGGCTATTGCGGCTGTACAGGCAAGACGAGCCAAGCAAGGCATCGGTAGAGCAAGAATTAAAGACGATAGCATACAAGCCAATGGAGGCCCGTTAGTCTAATGACTTCACAAATAATCCCAACAAATCCAACAGCCGGTTCAGCCAGTACATCTAGCGTTAGAGAAAACTTTAGAATTGCTGATGAAGAAATTACTAAGCTACAAAGAGCGAACATTGACGCTCAAGAGCTTACTGGCGGGCCTGTACTTTACTCAGTTACTTACCCTCTAGTTGAGGCGGCTTTTGAATACGTTGATGGAATGCGTATAGTTGCAAGAGTTAATCAAACTAACTCCGATGGTAATTCAACAGCCTTATCTTTGAGTGTTAACAGCGGGTCGTCAGTTTCGTTAAAGAGCCTTGATGGGTCAGCTTTAGCTGCTGGGGATCTTGCAGTCGGTCAGTATTATGAGTTTATATTAAACGCTCCAGGTGGCGGTGCTACACCTTACTTTGCTTGCGTAAATATTAATAAGAACTTTAAAGAAGTTAGTGTAGAAGGCATTACAGTTACTTCACCAGCACTAGGAAATACTGCTGGCAATGAGACTATTCAAGCTGAATTTAAAACTACAAACGCAAACGCTTCATACCTTAAAATTCAAGATGAGCGATGGGAGGATGGTACTGAGTGGACT